GTTCTGAATTCTGCCCCTGTGGTCTCTGGCGCAGACTCAAATTTAGGAAATAAATCATCTTCATTTACAGTGGACTATACTGTCAATGATTCTGATACAGGCGATACGCTCACGGTCACAGAAAATGTTGACGGAATGACACTCCGCACAATCAACAATGCAGTCCGTGGTCAAACATACACGCTCGATTTGAGTAGTATCTGGACAAGTTTGTCACTTGGTTCTCACACAATCACAATCACCGTCACAGATGGAAAAGGCGGCACAGCAACACGGACATATACGTTCACGAAAACGGATGATCGAATCAAATTTACGTTGAAAAATCCGATTGAAACATCAATTGCGGCAAAAAAGATAGTCGTGAGCGGCATTGTCACCGTGCCATCTGGAGCAACATTGTCAGTCAAAGCCTGCAACAATGGTTTTGATACATCGCCAACATGGGAAGACATTACGCAAAAATTCTTGAATAGAGAAGCTCACACGTTCTCCAATACTTCAAAAACAGCGGTGAAGTGGGGAATTAACATTCAATTTGAGATATTGAAAGGAACCGCAACCGATCAAATTATCGTTGACGGCTTTGGTTTCTCGTTTGAATGAGGAGGTGAGGAGCAGTGAAGAGCATTAGAATTAAAGATTTAGAGATCGTAGAACAAGAACGACAACAAGAAGAACTTGCTGAAAAAAACACAGCAACCACACTGGCGCAATTAGCAATTGAAAACAAAAAGAAAGATTTGTTGATTACTCAATTGACACAGACGATAGCAAACCTAAACATTGAAATCGCAAAACTAAAAGGAGGAGTCAACTAATGAAAAGTCAATTTTTTGATTTTTACAATACGTTTTATAAAATGGGATACTTGACAAAAGATATCGTTCACGAAGCAGCAGAATGGGGAGTTATTACTCTTGAAGAATATCAAGAGATTACAGGTGAAGAATTTACTGCATAGTTGGACGATTTATGTGAAACAAGCAAACACCTAATTGGGTGTATTTTTTATGCCCTCTTTTTGGAGGTGAGACATGAAACCAATCCGAATTATAACGCCGAATTTTGAACTGCTCGGCGAAATCGATAACTACACATCTTTGCAATTTACCCGCCGGTGGAGTGATGTTGGCGAATTTGAATTGCACGTCAACCGTTACATGCAGCATGCCGATAAACTGCAAAAAAACAACCTCATTATCCTCGGTGGGCAAACAAATAAAGTCGGCATTATCAAACATCGTGAGATTGAGCTTGATGAGAACGGTAAAAAGACTGAAAACTGGGTTATAAAGGGGCCTACACTTAAAGGTGTGTTAAGTCAGCGGATAACACTCCCACCATCCACAACGGCATACGACAATAAACAAGGTGACGCCGAAACTGTCATGAAGCATTATGTTGAGAACAATGCTGTTAATCCAGCTGATGTAAACCGTATCATTCCAAACCTGATCATCGCAGACAATCAAGAGCGTGGTCCGACAGTATCGTGGCAATCGAGGTTTAAAAACCTTGCCGATGAACTGTCGTCCATCTCTCTAAGTAGTGGGGTTGGCTGGACAGTTTATCTCGATATACAGCAGAAAACGTGGGTCTTTGATGTCGCTGAAGGCCGTGATTTAACCGTTGACCAGTCTGTCAATCCACCAGTTATTTTCAGTCCGGAATTTGATAGTCTCAAAACCCAGCATTTCATTGAAAGCCAACTAAATTATAAAAACTATGCCTATGTTGCTGGTCAAGGTGAGGGCGTGGATAGGCGGGTTGTAAATATTGGTGATTCCACCGGTTTAGACCGCATCGAACTATTTGTCGATGCACGCGACATTGAAGAAACCATGGATGTCACGACAACTGATGAAAACGGCAATGAAACAACAACCACTGAACCACGCCCGGAGCAAGATATAATCAATGATTTGATAGATAGAGGGAACCAAGCGCTTGCGGAATATGCCACAGAGTTGTCACTTGAAGGGGAGATTCTAACGAACTCTCCTTTTAAATATGAACAAGATTATGATCTTGGAGACATCGTAACCATCCAAAATAAAGGTTGGGGTGTGACGATGAATAGTCGGATCACCGAAATAAAAGAGACTTATGAGCCAGATGGATTTTCTTTAGAGGCGACTTTTGGGAACAGTTATCCAACCTTTATCGATGTTGTGAAAAGGCAAATAAACCAATTTTCAAATGAGCTGAGAAAGTAGCCCTTTAAGGGCTTTTTTATTTTGGATTAAAAGGCGGTGTACGAATGACAATCGAAGTAGGAATCATCATCGCGGTAGCTGGGCTTTTGCTCAGCTATCTTTCTTATCAGCTAGCAAGAACGAAAGAGATTAAATCAGACGGACAGGAGTCGGCCGAATTGAAGGCGGAATTGGGCTACATCCGGAAGGGGGTCGATGACATTCGGATCGATTTGAAAGCGAATGAGAAAAACATTGCGCATCTGACGGAACGAGTGGCAAAAGTTGAAGAATCTGCAAAGTCCGCTCATCGGCGGCTGGATATTATCGAGAAGGGAGTTGAATGATTAATGCAAGAAATAACGCAATACGTCCATGTCAACGAGTACACACGCCCCGGCACTCACAATTACGGTGTCCACGGTGTCGTCTGGCACTATACAGCATCACCCGGGGCGACGGCTCAGAACATCCGGGACTATTTCGATGGCACGTGTGTTCGTTCAAAACGCTATGCCGGGGCTCATGATGTGATTGACACCAGTGGCGTGATTCATATGATCCCACATGACGAAGTCGCATACCATGCTCACGACAACAATAGATGCATGGTCAACAAGCTAGACCCCAACGCGAATTACACCGCGATTGGGGTTGAATTGTGTGTGGACAAAAAAGGCAATCTGGAACAAGCCACTTACCAAAACGCGGTTGAATATGGTGCAGAATTGGCCAATAAATACAACCTTGACCCAATGACCGACTTTTTCCGGCACTATGATGTGACGCGAAAAAACTGTCCGGCGTTTTGGGTTTCGGACCCGGCTGGATTTGAGCAATTCAAAAAAGATATTGCCGCAAAGCTAAAAAATCAACCCGTGCAAATGGCTAAGGTTAAACCAAAACCAAAACCAAAGCCCGCCAAAGATGACGGCCTGCTCAGACGCGGCGACAAAGGCCCGGCCGTCAAAGAGTTGCAGCAGAAATTAATCAAAGCCGGCGAAAAACTCCCGCGTTATGGTGCCGATGGTGATTTTGGCGCTGAAACCGAGCAAGCCGTCAAAGCATTCCAAGCCCGGCATGGGCTTGCGGTCGATGGGATCGCCGGGCCGAAAACGATGGCCAAGTTGAATGAAGTCTTAAAAGCGAAAAGTAAACCAAAAAAGAGCAAAGCTTCTATCGTGCCCTATCCCGGCCATCTGATTAAGCGCGGATCTCGCGGAAAAGATGTCGAACGGATTCAACGCGCAGTCGGAGTCACTCCGGACGGCATATACGGTCCGAAGACGGAAGCGGCTGTAAAAGCGTATCAAAAGCGGCATGGGTTGGTCGCTGATGGAATCGTTGGCCCAAAGTCGTGGTCTGTAATGTTTTAATAAAAAAGGAGAGGATAACATGAAACCAACCAAATCAACCATCGTCCGTACTGTTGTGCTTGTCGTTATGCTTATCAATCAGTTGCTCGCGGCATTCGGAAAGTCTCCACTGCCTTTCTCTGATGAAGAAGTCGATACGTTTGTATCAACCGTCCTTACAGCCGTATCCGCGCTATGGGCGTGGTGGAAGAACAACAGTTTCACCAAAGCCGCGCTGAAAGCTGATGAAGTCTTGAAAGAATTGAAAGCGAAACAATGAGCAAAGCCCCCGTACCGAAGTGGTGCGGGGGCTCTTTTTTTATATTCCCAAAAATCTCCGTATCACTGGAATCTCTTCTTTTGATGTATAGTACAGTATCCTCATCACTTCGCTTCTTCCTTCTTTTTGCAGCTTTTTTGGTGTCGTTCCGAGTTTTTCAGCGAAAAAGGCGTTGATCCTTTCCAAGATATTTTCGGCGCCAAAGATTCGAATTCGTTGATAAACTTGATTCCTTCTTTTGTTTTTTGCTGTGTCGATAGATATATGTTGAGACACATATCCCCGAATGAATTCATCCTCATTGATATCGCCGTTCGGATATGATCGGCTTTGATTCCATCTTCCAGACCAGCCTAGTGATTCCAAATAGCGATACATCGGATGATTTGTTTTGAAATGACACGTCCATCTTTTCTGGACTTGGTACGGTCCTGGGATATATTTTAATACGCGACATATTTCATCAATGACTTCTCGCTGCCTATGTCTGATGAGAAATTTATCTCCGCTTATTGTTCCTATCGCCCATAGGATGCCTAAAATATAGAAAAATTCATCTGTGTCTTTGATCTCCTCAAAATGTCTTTCTATCTTTTCTCTCGTGACCCTCTCACGTATCCCCAACCGATCAAGCTCCAGGCTAACAGTTGACGCGGAAACGCCAAGAATTCTGCCGATTTTCTTCATGTCCTTTTCTGTTTCCCAGAGCTGTATCAGCTCTTTTTCTCTGCCTTCGAGTGCCCGTTTTTTGCCTGCCATTCTAACTACCCCTCCGTAATTTCATTCTATAACAAATGGAAAACCATTGAAAAATTTTTAAAATGATTGAATATAACCTAATAAGGTTATATAATTGAGTGAAGGAGGTGGAACTTCTCATGATGGGTGTTTATCAAATTAAAAATAAGATCAACGGTAAGATTTACATCGGAAGCAGTGTTGATGTAGAGACCCGTTTAAAAGCCCATTTGAGTGATCTACGAGGAAATAGGGGCTTTAAAAACATGCAAAAAGACTTCAATAAATATGGAGAAAATAATTTTGAGTTCAATATTCTGGAAATAATCGATGATGAATCTAAATTGCGAGAAGCTGAAGATTATTACATCAAAAAATATGACAGTATCAAAAACGGGTATAACGAAAAATATGCCGTAAAAAAGGGATCAAACCAAATTGCGGTGTTTGTTGATGACGAATTATTAAAAATTATTGAAGTATGCTCGAAAGCGGAGAATATGACAAAGCCGCAATGGATCAAGAAAGCCATCATTGAAAAGCTGGAAAGGATGGGAGTTTATGAGCATCAAAGATAAAGGCATCGACGCTTATATGACTATTTCTGAAGCGGCTTTTAGATGGGGTATATCCCAAGAAACCATAAAAAACAAGCTGAAACCTTCTATTGTCGGGCAAGAAAGTATCGATAAGATGATTAGAGCCGGGTTGATTAAGTATTTTCAAAAGCCCGGAGGCAAGCTGAAGGAATGGATCATATCTGAACAGGCCATGGAGATATGGTTCGGCAAAAAATCTTAAAAATTTTAAAAAGGAGTTGACATATTAACCTAATCAGGTTAATATGAAGATGTAAGATATAACGAAGTTTGTGAGAGGACGATCGTTTATGAAATACAATCAAACCGCTTTCATTTCATCCGAAATGTTCCAATGCGACTACGCGGTAGGGCGCACGGAGGACGGAAAATTCGTTTATGTGTGGAGCACCACGAACGTCGATGATATCGATGAATCCATGATCACCGATCCGGAAGCCTTCCACGGCGCGGTCGTCGGAACGAAAGAAGAGGTCATTTGGGAAATCGAGAACTGCGTCGGCAGTTTCCGCTGGATGTGAGAGCCGGCGCAGCAAGAGGAAGCGGAAGCGATCGTCGAAACGCTGCTTGAAGGTCTTGAGTGAAAATCATCGCCACCCGCGGGGCGAATCCAAATACCGCGGGGTAAAAAAGGAGGATGACATGTCGAAAATCGAAAAACTCGCCGGTGGAATTGAAGTGAATGTTGAGGAAGCATTGCAATATCTGATCGGCGAAACAAAGATCGCGCAAGAAGATGGGTACTACGTGTTGATCTTCAATGATGAAGGTGAGCATCTACAAGTTACGATTGATTATGAACGAACGAAAAACGATACAGAACAAGGCTTCACGTCGATTGGCAAACAATGCGTTTTCAACGAGTTGTACAGCTTTGATGTATATGGTGAAAATCCATTCTCTTTTGAGCAGCTCATTGACGATTTGCATGCCCAACACCTTGAGGCTGTCGAAAATTGGCTAGCCGATTTCTTAACAGAGAAATGCTCTTTGTAA